TAGGCTGGCTGGGGCATCAAGGCTGGCTGGGGCATCGAGGCTGGCGAGGGCATCGAGGCTGGCTGGGGCATCGAGGCTGGCTGGGGCATCGAGGCTGGCGAGGGCATCGAGGCTGGCGAGGGCATCGAGGCTGGCGAGGGCATCGAGGCTGGCTTGGGCATCGAGGCTGGCTGGGGCATCGAGGCTGGCTTGGGCATCGAGGCTGGCTTGGGCATCGAGGCTGGCTTGGGCATCGAGGCTGGCGAGGGCATCGAGGCTGGCTTGGGCATCGAGGCTGGCTGGGGCATCGAGGCTGGCTTTTCAATCCAATGCAAACTTTCAATCTCAGTAAAACTGCGCATCTTTGCTGGCCTCTGCATGTGGCGTCTACCGCGTCCCGAAGAGCAGGAGATTGTCTGCTCCAAACTGACTTCTGGGACTGTGGCTTTCGGGACGCTGAAGATTTTGGAAGCACCGAAGAAAGAAGGTAAGTAGTGGACAACCAGAATGCACTGCAAGTTCAGGACACTGACAAACTGGCCGAGTACCAAGAGCAAAGCATCTCCATGGTGCAGCAGCGGGAAAAGGCTAAGATCGAATCCCGCTACATCATGGCGTTGCGTCAACCGCGTGACCTGGAAGTGGTTCGCCAGAAGATGTTGCGTGAATGCAGCCGGCCGTCCTTCTGCGCTCCCGACATGAGCAAGAATGGATCGAGCGTGGCAATCTACCGGGTCCCGCGCGGCGGCAGCAAGATCGAAGGCGTGACGATTCGGTTTGCCGAGATGGCTAAGCGCTGCTACGGTCACATCTTCGTCGAAGTAACTCCGTTGGGCGAGGACGAGACACAGCAGATTTACCAAGTCGAAGCCACGGACTACCAGAACAACGACGGCGGCAGCGAGATCGTGATTGTCCCGAAGCGCATTGAGCGCAGTTTTGCGAAAGACTCCGATGTGGTGTTGGGACGTCGTGAGAACAGCCAGGGAAAGACCACATTCACTATCGTCCCGACTGACGATGACCTTCAGGTAAAGCGCAATGCGCTCAACTCTAAGGCTCGGCGCAACGTCATCATGCAGTGCATCGACGGCTGGCTTGTGGAAGAGTGCAAAGCAAAGATTCGTGAGACGGCGGCGGCGAAAGATGCAGAGAATCCCGGAGCAGCAAAGACGGCAATCTTCGACGCGTTTGCATCTATCGGAGTATCGGCAGTTCAGTTGAATGACTACCTTGGACACGCAGATGCTTTGAGTCCTGCCGAGCTTGATGAACTGCGCAGTTTCTTCGGCGGCATCCAGCAGGGTTACACGACATGGGCTGAGATCGCGGCCAGCAAAGGTGAAGGAAAGGACGACGGTTCAGCCGAGCGCATCGAAGCACTCGTCAAGGAATTGGAGTACACGCCAGCCCAAGCCAGGACCAAGAAGGCGAAGTATGCCGGGCGCCCCAAGGAACTGATTGAATGGCTTGAAGGTGAGGTTGCCAAGAAGCGCAATGACGGCAGCAAGCGCGAAGAGCCAAAGAAGGAAGAGCCCAAGCCGGAGCAGAAGACCACTCATCGCGAGTCGGCAGAACCGGAGCCACAGCAGGACACAAAGCAGTCGAATCCTGTTGAGCAAGAGAAGCCAGCCGAGACGAAGAAGAGCACGTCAGCCCCTCCGTCGTTTGAGAACTGGTAATCAAGTTTCGGCCATCCCAAATGGGTAAGCTGGCCGGAAGGTGCGCGGAAGTGGTGAGCGATAGCGCTTCCGAGATACTGCCTATCTATGCTGGGCTGAAACCCCGGCGTTCGGATTCGGACCACGCACCATAACATCAGGACACAGAAAGGAACGTCATGCAAGGTCAAGTTATTTTGTTCAATTCGGGGCGAGGCTTCGGTTTCATCCAACGTCACGATGGAGAGAAAGACCTCTTCGTGCATCACTCCTGTATCAACATGGAAGGATACAGGACCCTCAAGGAAGGCCAGCGCGTGACCTTTGAAGTCGAGCAAGGGCCGAACGGCTTGCAAGCGGCCAACGTCACAGTGGAGGGATAGCGATGAACGTCCCATCCCTGCGTCAAAGCATTTATGAGCAGATGAGTTGTGAATCAGGATACAAACTGGTTCACATCGACGGCGTGCGGTTCCCCGATACAGAACCAGGGGACCGTGGTACGGACGTTCACGCCATCCGGGCCGCATATGCCGAGCACTGCTCCAAGAAGCGCATTCCTGCTGACTTTGCTTTCCTCGAAAGTCTTACCTCATCTGCGACGGATGAGGTCGCGTCCATCATCGAAAACAATGGCCAGAGCTGGTCGATTGACTGGCAGAACTTTGCGGGTGCTGAGGTCCATTGGGGGCTGGACAGAAACTTCCGCCCAACTTGGAGTTATGACCACGACGGGAAACAGATCGAGATCAATCCTATCTGGGGCATTGAGGGAAGCGGAGAAGAGCCTGAGCACTGCGGAATCATTGACGAGATCTACCTATTCCCCGGCGGCAAGAGTGGGGCTATCAAGGACAGCAAGACACATCCGCGTCCGTTTCCTGCCGACACTTTTCAAGGGAAGGATTACTCCCTCGCGTTCCTGATGCACCTGCCTGAAGTGAATGAGGTCGAATTCAGTTTGAACTTCCTTCGCTATCAGAATTGTGCCAAGACGCAGAAGTATTTTCGCTCCGATGTTCCGGCACTGATGGATGAGGTTCGCCGGGTTCGTGCGCGCCAGGTTGCCATCCATAACAAGATGACCAATCTTGAACCGCTCAGGACTCATGGCGGCGCTCACTGTACTTATTGCCCTTGCACCTTGAACCCTGTCGCCTATCCCTGCCCCATCATGAAGCTGAATCCGAATCTCAATATGAGGCCGGAAGAGCGGTTGAATTGGAAGCTGGTTTACGGCGCGATGGCGGCGGTAAACGACAAAGTCCTGCACCAATTGGTGGACGGATCAGGACTCGAAATCTACTCCCAGGACGCCAACGGTAAGGTCTACAAGTACGGCCCGAAGGAATCCACTGAGACCTCTGCCCCCCTGTTCGTTCAAGACCCAGATGGTGGATTCAAGATGCCTATCTTGGACGCTCTGACTGACTGGTTCAATGCCAACCCGAAAGACCTCATTCCTCGCAAGGGAAGCCAGCCATGGTGCTGCAATCTGCGCATTGGATGGAGCCAGCTAAAGAGCTACATCAAAGCAAACAAGCGGGAACTAATCCACAACAGGATCAAAGACCTTGTAACCGTCAAGACAACCGTAGAGTACGGCATCACCAAAGAAGCGGAAGTCGATGACGGCGTAGAAGAGAAGAAACCTTGGGACGCTTCGGGTCCTGATGAGATGGAGTTCTGATGACACGCGGGGCAAAAGTCGAAGTCATATGCGCCAACAAAAGGTGTCGCGTCAAGTTCATGGCTCGTGTTGCTGATCGCAAGCGTGGATGGGGTCGATTCTGCTCTAAATCATGTAAGGCTGCCGAGCGAGAAAACAGGACTCATCAGCACGTTAACCATGTCAATCATCCCGGTCTTTCGTGGGACGAAGAAGCCCATGAAACGGCAATGGCAGATGCTGAGGCTGGGTGGGACGGTCACAAGTTTTAACAATTCGCGCGGCATCTTGGATGGACAAGACTGGCCAGCCTCGGGTTAGAGGGAGAGCGCCCGCAGTATACGAGGAACTGCTAGGAAGTGCCTTCAAAGAGCCGGAATCAAGCCCGGTCCGCGCGATTCAACCTTTCAGAAAGGAGTCCGTATGTCTCTTGAAGATGCAGTTTTTCAACTCGCGTCAGCCGTCTCCCGCAATCAACAAGGGGCGGCAGTTGCTGAAATCATCCGGCAACGTGACGCTTGGCAGGCACAGTCAGTGCGCGATGCTCGGGACGCTAAGTTCTACGAAGAGCGGCGCAATGAATACTGGAAAGAATTGCAGCACCATATTTGCGTCAACTCATCTCTTCGCGGCGTCATCACCCGCATGAAGAAGCAACGCAGTAAACCAGAAAGCGAGTAAGCCATGAAACTCAGCACTATCCATCTTGAGGACTTCGGCCCATACGTGGACCAAACCATCAACTTTGACCAGCCGCTCAACGTCATCCGCGGCGACCTTGCACAGGGCAAGACGAAGCTCTCCCAAGCCATCCAACTCAGCTTTGCCAAGATATGCGATGGCATCGACGGCAAAGGCTCAGGGTTCCGCGACAAGATTCGACTCGGCGAAGACAAGGCCATCATCACCGCTGGTCTGGAAACGGCCCAGGGAGCCATCCAAATCAGGACCACCTACGGACCCGGCAAGAGGGGACGCGACTCTGTTGTGATTGCAGGAGAGGGCAGCAGTGCGGTGAATCTAGCGGCCGGCTTCGAGCAGTACCTTCAGCGCAGTGAAGAGCGGTTCTCTTGTGTCCTGGACTCGGAATACTTCACACGTCCCGGTACAGATCAGCGCGCTATCCTCGCATCGCTGGTACTTCCCACGCATCACGACTTCGACGCGAAGATGGTTGCATTGGCCGAGAAGCATCTCGGCAAGATTATCGATTGGAATGCGAGTCCTGTTGCTGTCATCGACAAGGTATTCGGCGACAAGAGCAGCGGCGTCTACAACGCCAGGACGCAAGCCAAGGCGGCGGTAGGGGCCATATACATCCCACAGAAGCCGGTCCAGCCTCAGTATCCTGCCGAGTTGGTCCAGCAGAAGCTCTTGGCCTTGCGTGAGAAAGCCTCGCAGGAATCGAAGAAGGTCAAGCGCTCCGGCACAGCGCAAACCGGCCGGCTCGAACGGGAACTTGAGCAGGTAGCGGAAAAACTCGCTACGGCATTCTCCGAGCGCACGGCGGCCATTGCCAAGCGCGGCGAGATTGAGGCCGAGATGGTGGACGGCGCGGCGCTCGCCAACCTCAAACAGATTGCTGGCCAGCGCTCAGCCTTCGCCACTCTTCAGACGGCCATCGATGCTTTTGCCGGCGAGATTCAGGACATGAAGGATGCCCGGGAGATTTACGAAGGTCTTCGGGACGATTGCCTCTGCCCAACATGCAAGCAAGTCATCAAGCCCGAGTTTATCGCCGCCAAGATTGCCGAGCACAAAGGGCATGAACTGGAACTGACTGAGAGCCGCGCGCAACTTATCCAGCAGCAGAAAGCGCTTGGCGACATCAAGGCGTCCGAGGATGCCATCCAGAAGCAGGAGAGGGCCGTCGCGGCGAAGCTGGAGCAGGTCAAGAAGGTCACCGAAACCACCGAACGCATCGCCACACTGGAAAAGCAAAGCGGGGACGCCAAGGCTGCTTTGGACACCGCCAAGGCTGCCGAGTCAGAGCCGGTCGATACGACTGCGATCGATGCGGTCAACACTGAAATTAGCGAGTGGGAAGCACGGTTGGCGCCGGCCGTTCAGTACGAGTCAACCGTGAAACAGATCGAGACGGCTACGAAGCAGTGGCAGGACCAAAAGAACGACGTTGACGAACTGGAAACACTCTGCGAACACTTCGGACCCAAAGGCATCAAGGCCACGCTTTTGCAGAAGCACATCGGCGGGTTCAATGAGTCCGTGAATCGGGTCCTGAACTGGTGGGGATACTCGGCAACGCTCTCTTTTGAGCCCTACAGTTTCGACGTGGTGACGCCGGAGACTACACCAAAGACGCTGCCGGTCAAGGAGTTGAGCGGGTCCGAGTTGTTCCGGTTCCTGGTGGCCCTCCAGTGCGCCATCGCCGTCTACTCCAAGATCAAGATGGTCCTGATTGACAAGGCGGACATCCTGATCGACGCGCACCGCGGCAAACTCTTCGCCGGCGTCAAGCACCTGCTCGATACCGGGATGCTGGAGAAGGCGTTCATCTTTGTCGCTGACAAGCGGCGTGAGGCTCCGCAGCAAGAGGGAGTCGGCTTCTACTTGGTGGAGAAAGGAAAGGTCGAACGCCTCTCATGATCGACCTGAAGCAGTACCAAAAGCGTGTAGCGCAGCTCTACAACGATGAGCGCAAGTGGTGGCGCAAGGAACTAGAGAAGCAAGCCACCAAGGCGGGATTCGTGCTTGATGTTGCCCTGGACGAAATCCTGCCCTACACGCAAGCGCAGTTCGGCAAATGGCTCTGGACACAGATTCAACTCGGGGTGATCCTTTGCCCCTACTGTGGCGCGCCGATTGACATACTAAGCATGGAGCTGGACCACAAGACACCAAAGCGGCGTCATGGGGGGCCTGAACTGGCCAACAAGCACTGCATCTGCAAAAAGTGCAACGGCAGCAAGGGCGACTTTACGCACGAGGAGTATGTCGAGATCGTCAAGTTCATGCAAGGCCCTGGTGCCCCGTTCCGGCAGCGATTGGAAGGCGTGATGAGGAACGGCGGCATCGGGAACATGATGAGGAACTTCCCGCGCAAGGATGCGAAGGGCGTCAAGAAACCCGCGAAGCAAGAGGCTATCTACTTCGCCGAACTTCCAGAATTCTAACCAACCGAAAGAGGTGATTCATGGCAGCAAAAGCGCAACCAACGATTCTCAAGCAGTTCTTTGAGGGGCACCGTCGCAAATGCTTCCTCGTGCAGTGGATTCAGCACTGCAACCGTGCCGGCGTCTCGACGATCAAGCTCGATATGCGGCTCCCGTTGTTCAACCAGGCGCTTATCGGGATGAACGAGGAGATCGGAGAGCCATTCGGTCTCATGGCGAAGGATGCATCCAAGACAGAGCGTTCGGCGATCAATGTCGAGATTGAGGGCATGACGCTGGACATCTTCTCAACCGACACCAGCAAAGACCACTGGGTATCGACTACCGGAGCCAAGCTCATGAAGCTGTATCTGGCCACGGTGGGCGAAGGCGAGAAGAAGGAAGTCAACCTGCACATGGCGATCTATGTCCCGTTCACCAAAGAGATGATGGAATGGGCAGCGATCCACTTGCACAAAGACTTCTACATCGAAACGGTGTACTCCAACTCAGAATCGAAACTGGCATTCGCAACGGCCGATGAAACTGAGTTTGTGGACGAAGATGCGGAAGACGGAGATGGTTCTGAAGATGGCGAACCTGAAGGGGAGGGCGATGCTTTCACGGACGCCATTGAAGGCCAGGACGACATTCCATTCGACGCGCCGTCCGATGGTAAACCTCACAAATCAGGACCGAAAGAACTGGCCGCATTCCACGCCAAGCAGCACTAAAAAGAATGGGAATTATCCCTTTAACTCCAATGAAAGGAAACCCGAATGGAACGTAGCTTTTGGAACCGTTGCAAATTGGCGTGGTTGTTCATAACCACTACGCAGTTCGATAAACCAGCACAAATACACCGTTATAGCTCGCTGAAATGGTGGACTGGAGTCTGGAAAGACAGCCTTGTGCTCGGAAGAACTGAGTAGGGAGTCAAAGGGATAATTCCCAAAAGAATCAAGATTGTCACCTTGACAGGACTCATGACTATTTTTCTTGACTCCCGAACTGGCCGGATTTACCTTTAATAAGTCCCGAGCGCCAGCAACGGACTCCACCTCTGGGGTTGCCCCCAGAGTCAGGGGGCGGTAGTCCTTCACTGCCGCTCCCGCCCCCTTGAAGGAGGGATGCACGCATGGCATATAGGCGAGAAGTCAGAACTTTACAGTCGATCAGTCTCCCGGTTGCTCCTATTATCCTGATTCGTGAAGAAACGCCGCTGCCTGAACGATACGTAGAACCATTTTGGGCGCGGGAACTCGTGGACGAATGGGGAAAGCGTCCTGAACTGGTTGCGGTTGGGGCCTATCCGACGCAATCTGTTCTTCTGCGCGGACCGAGCGGCGTTGGAAAGACGACCTCTGCGCGATGGATTTCGCAGAAATTGAAGATGCCACTTTTCTCGCTATCGATGGCCAGGACAATCGATAGCTATATGGGGGTTACGGGGAAAAACATTGAATCTGCTCTGCGGTATGCCATGGACTCTCCGGTCATGATTCTAGTAGACGAAATCGACGCTATTGCTGCGTCTCGACAGATGAAGAATTCGGACGTGGGAGAAATTTGGCGCATCACCAACACTTTCATTCAAGAGATGGACCGCTGGCATCAAGTCCCGCGCAATTCACTCCTGATCGCCACGACAAACATGAGTGACAAAGACATTGACACCGCGATCGTTCGGCGTTTTGAATTGCAAGTCGAGATTCCTCTCCCAAGCGCCAAGGAACTATCACGCATCTCTGGTGTAGCGTGGCCGGAGGAGTTCATTGTCAGTCATGCTGTTTGCCGCCGAATGGTTCTTCAGGCTAAACGCCGCTCAATTCTTGCTTCATCCGACTATGAACTCACTCTCGGGGCAATGATCTCAAGAGGAATTGCAGAGGCAAGCAATGACCCCTTCTGAGCAGGAACGAGCGATCTATCTTGCCTATCCTCGCCACATCTCCCCACGCGCGGCGCTGAAGGCTATCCAAAAGGCAGTAGACCGGCTGCGCAGAGGGTGCGACGAGTATGTCGCCATGGACTCCGAGACGGCCAGGCGGTTCCTGTGGAAGAAAGCAACCGAGTACGCTCGCTCGCCGGCAGGACAAAAGCCGCCAGGACACGAAGACTTCCGCCCTCATCCCGCAACTTGGTTCAACCAAGAACGCTATTTTGATGATCCTGCCGAGTGGCAGAAACCGAACGGAGCAAGCAATGGTAGACTTCAACAAAGCATTGGCACGAAAGCAGACCGGACAGTTGATGCAGTCAGAGCCGCTGTCTCCCAAGCAGCAGATCATAGTCGCGCTCGGGACACTCGCACTGATGAGGGGCGGAGAGTACAGTCAAGCGACACTGACGGCCTTTTCGGAAGGACTATTGAGGGAACCGTTTGAGGATGTGATTGCAACCATCCAAAAGATTGCAGAGCGCCCGCGGCGTGACCGGGAAACCGCGTGTCCTGACTTCGGTACGCTTCTGGTGGCCATCCGGTCCATCCGGCACCCGCAAAGGCACCTGAGAGGCATTGTGGCGAAACTGGCGCGCATCTTTGGCGTGACGGCCGATGAGGAACTGCTCTCGCTGTACGAGGAGCGCGCCGGACACAGGACAGATCAGGACATGGATACGGCTTATCGAGTCCTGAGCCAGGATGAAACGCTGAAGAGGATGCCGACGCCGGCCGCTTTTCTTTCCGCTTGCGGGATTCCTAAGGTCTACCGGGATGGGACGAGGCCAGAGTGAATGTGGATATACCTACCTATCTCAGTTTCTTCAGCGGCATCGGCGGACTCGACCTTGCCGTCCGACTCGTTGCTCCAGAGGCTCGTTGCTGCGGCTATGTGGAGATCGAAGTTCCTGCGGTTGGCATCTTGGCGGCGCGCATGGAAGAAGGCTCCTTGGATGCGGCACCTGTCTGGAGTGACATTAGAACCTTCCCAACAGGACTCTATCGTGGCCGAGTGGCTGGAGCGGTTTTCGGTTTCCCCTGCACGGATTTGTCTGTCGCAGGAAAGCAAGCGGGCCTTGAAGGCGGAACCCGAAGCGGACTCTTCTACGAAGCCATGCGAGTCGTTCGCGAGGTTGGATGTGAATGGTGTTTTCTTGAAAACGTCCCTCCAGTCCTCGCTTTTCCCGCAGGACATTCCGTATTGCGAGAACTTGCCGAAAGCGGGTTCAATGCGGAGTGGGTATCTGTACGAGCGTCCGATGTTGGCGCTCCGCACAAGCGGGAAAGAGTCTTCATCTTGGCCACCGCACGAGCGGAGGACTCAGAGTCCTGCGGGAATCATCAAGGCGTGCAGGATTCACTGGGGGGCAACGCGTAATTGGACAAGCCCAAACGCCAGAGATGCCGACAAGTGGCACAACCGAAGCGCAGAGGATGGGCACCAGCAGAACCTAAGCGGTCAGACGCACAACTGGGGAACGCCAAGAGCCAACGATGCCGAGAAACGAGGAGCGATAGCAGGGGACCCAAGGAATGGAATTGTGGGACAGGCAGCGAACTGGCGTACTCCTGATACAAGAATGGACCATCCATCAGGTCCACGCAAAGACGCTAAGCAGCGGCAATTGACATTGGCGGATCAAATAGAACGAGGCTTGAATGAATAACTGGAGCACGCCACATGCGCACAACTCGCAAGGCCAACCGTGATCAGGACTCAAAGAACGCGGCGGCCGTCACCGGGATCTTGTCACGGAAGCAATGGCCTACACCGAACACACCATCGGGGGGGGGCAATTTGATGGCCACTCCTAAGCACACGGGCGGAGTCGATCTGGAAGGAGCAGCAGAACTATGGCAGACACCAGCAGTGGACTCGTTCAGGAGCAGGGGCGGCGACCGCAAGGACGAGATAGGATTGGACCAGCAAGCGCGAATTGCCTGGGTCACGCCAGCTTCACGCGACTGGAAGGGCGCGAACTCGGAGATCCACGTAACGGAAACCGGGGGGGGGCAGACGCCACATGGATCAACTGAGCAACCAAGTCGAGCACTCTTTCCTCCCGGACCAGCAGACCGAGACGCTTGGAGAGACATCATCGCAGACCGCCCCGACCTCGCGCCGGCGGTTGAATACGAAGTTTGTAGCGTGGCTGATGGGATTGCCCGAGGGTTGGACTTCACCCGCCCCGATCAACTCCGCGGACTTGGAAACATGGTCGTCCCACTCTCGGGAGCACTTGCGCTCCTTATTCTTCTCAATCGAGACACCGAAAGGTAGTAAGTGAAAGCAGATCTCCAGATAGACGGGCTACCTGCCAACATCGACGCCGAGAAGACCATACTCGGGGCGATCCTGCTCGACAATTCCGCCCACGCCGAATGCGCAGAGAAGCTGACGGCAGACGATTTCTTCCTCGACTCGCACCGCCGCATCTTCCTGCGCATGACTGAGTTGATGAACGAGCAGCGGGCCGTGGACATTGTGACGCTGGCCAACGAGCTATCCAAGAACAAGGAAGTGGAGTCGATTGGCGGAGTGGCTTACCTGGCGTCGTTGACTGAGGGGTTGCCGCGCCGGCCGGTCATCGAAGAGTACATCCGCATCGTCAAGGACAAGAGCATGCTGCGCCGACTGATGATCTTTTCCTCGCAGGCAATGTCGCGAGCCGCCGATCAAGAGATGCCGGCGCTTGAACTCGCTGGTCGGATGATAAAGCAGATCGAGAAACTGGTAGAGCCTTCGATGCAGTCAGGTAGCGCACTGGCAAGCACATTCATCGTCGAAACATTGGCGGACATTGACCGCGAGTACCAGACAGGGACAAGCCCGTGTATCCCATCGGGGAATGCGTGGTTCGACGCGAAGACAGGAGGGGGTTACAGACAGTCAAACATCACGCTCATCTGCGCCAGGCCGAACGTCGGAAAAACGCCATTCGCCGTCATGAGCATCGCTCACAATCTCAAGTTAGGTCGCAAGTGTGTCCTGTTTTCGCTGGAAAAGAAGAAAGAATCTATCCTTCGAGATTTGATTCCCTACTTCGTCAACGTCCCGAACCGCGTCGTCAACAACGCTTGGATGCAGACTCCAGAGCAGAATCGACTCATTCACGATGGTTTTGAGGCACTGGCAGGTTACAGCAACTTACTCAGCATATACGATCAGAAGATGGACCGGGAACAGATTTGCTGGGCCATTAAGCGCGAATCAAAGGGAGGACAAGAGGTCCTCTTCGAGATAGACCACTTCGGCATGATCAAAGGATCAGGACGCGGAGAAGATCCAGTCGAGCGCGACAACCTCACGTCGGCGTCCATCCGAGACACAATCAAGGACACTAAAAGCGCAGTGGTAGTCCTGCGGCAACTTAGAAAAGTCGCTCGCGAATTTGCAGACAAGGCACCCACTCCCGACGACGTGAAAGGTTCGAGCAACGCATGGGAGGACGCCTTTGCTGCTTTGATCATCCATCGTGAAATAGATGGCGAAACCAAACGTATGTCGCGAGTCACGAAGCTCAATCTTGCCAAGCTTCGGACTGGTGGCTCAACTGGATCAGCGGATGGTAACTTCAACGTTCAGAATCTTTGCTTCGAGACCGAAGCGGAACTTGAGTACGAAGGAAACGACTACTATGCCTGAACAACAAAAGGTCTACACCGTTGATGAACTGATGTCCATGATACGAGAAAAACTCAACTCAGAAAGGAAAGCCAGTGCCGATAAAAAGGAAACCGAAGACGCCGGGGAGCGGAAGGCCGTCTGATGCCGTAATGGATGCGTATGCTCAACAGTACGGTTTATCCGTGAAGCAAAAGACGCTCCTCAACCGCTACATAGCTCAAGTGTCACTTTGCCAGAGCGACGAAGCGCGCCGATTGCTGTTAGGTGTGAGCCGGAAAGAAAAGGCGGCATGATCGCCCGTAGGACTCCACTGAAACGCTACACGCCAGTACGCAAGAAGCGGCCAGGAGTACGCAAGGGGCAGCCGACCAGCGCGGAGAAGCAAGCGGCCAGGGTAATATGCTACTCGCGCGCCAATGGCATGTGCGAGCTTCACAACGGCCCTCACTGCCTCGGATATGCGCCGCTCGACGCGACGGAAGACGATGACCACCAAGGACAACTGAGCCATCTGAAGTCAAAGCAACGGTTCGGATGGTTTGAATCAGAAGAGACGGGCCAGAAGCATCGCTGGAGTTGTTGGAGATGCCACCAGTTTGAACATCAGCACGGGACCAAACCACACATCGAAAGGAAAGATCATGAAGTATGAAGAGTTTCTGGAGTCCAAAGCACAATACGGGGGAGATGCTGGATTCAAAGCTATCTCTATTCCTGATATGCTGTTCGACTTCCAAGGCGATACGGTTGAGCGGTCCCTGCGGAGAGGGCGCTCATCTATCTTCTTCGATTGCGGACTTGGCAAGACTCCGATGGAATTGGCCTGGGCTGACAACGTGGTTCGCCATACAAACAAGAAAGTCCTGTATATCACTCCGCTAGGCGTGGCCAAGCAAACCATCCGCGAGTCTAATAAGTTCGGCATCGAAGCGCACCGCTCAAATGATGGGCATCTCATCTCTGGAATCAACGTCACCAACTATGAGAAGCTCCATCGTTTCAATCCGAACGACTTCGCCGGCGCGGTGTGTGATGAGTCATCATTCATTAAGGCCATGAACGGCAAGCGGCGCGCACAGGTTACGGAGTTTCTGCGCACGCTACCTTTCCGCCTGCTGGCCACGGCAACAGCCGCCCCCAACGACTACGTCGAACTTGGAACATCCTCCGAAGCCTTGGGCGTGATGGGTCAGATTGACATGCTCAATCGCTTCTTCAAGAACGACCAAAACACCAGCGACACACGCACGATGATTCGACGCGCGCCAAACCAAGGCGTTCCAGTTAGCGCAGGATGGCGATTCAAGGGACACGCCGAGGAACCGTTCTGGCGTTGGGTTTGCTCATGGGCACGAGCGGCCCGCAGACCGTCCGATGTCGGACCATACTCTGATTCTCGCTTTGTTCTGCCACGACTCATTGAGCGCGAGCACATCGTAGAAACGCGCACACTCCCCGATGGGATGCTCTTTCCGCTGGCGGCAACCAACATGCAAGAGGAGCGCGAAGAGCGCCGCCGCACCGTGCAGGAGCGCTGCGAAATGGCTGCTTCTTTGGTGTCTGGAACTGGCAAGCCTTTTGTGATTTGGTGCCAGTTGAATCCTGAAGGCGATTTGCTTGAGCGCATGATTCCTGATGCCGTTCAGGTTTCAGGGTCAGACAGCGACGAAGAGAAGGAAGAGAAGTACGAAGCCTTCGCAAGCGGTCAGGCTCGCGGCATCATCACAAAGCAGGTTATCGGCGGATGGGGGCTCAACTGGCAGCATTGCGCCCACGTAGTAGAGTTTGCGACGCATAGCTTCGAGCAGCACTATCAGGGTGTTCGCCGCTGCTGGCGTTTTGGACAAACACATGATGTAATCAACGACCTGATAGCAACTGAGGGCCAACGCGGAATCAAAGAGAACTTGCGGCGCAAGCAGGTTGCCGCCGACAAGATGTTTGACGAACTGGTACGCCACATGAACGAGTCAGTCCGCATCGAAGGCGGATACAAATTCGAGAAAGAGGTAACAACGCCATGCTGGTAATCGATCAGAAAATCACAGACAAATACGCGATTTACAACGGCGATTCAGTAGACATGCTCACCGCTTTGAAGGATGAGTCAATCCATTTTTCCGTCTACTCGCCTCCCTTTGCAACAGAGAACGGAGGGGCACTTTACCATTACAGCTCCTCTGACCGCGACCTTTCCAACTCTCGGACCTATGAGGAGTTTTTCTCTCACTACGAGTTCATCGTGCGAGAGATTCACCGGGCCACGTTGCCAGGGCGCATGACCGCCGTGCATTGCATGGATGTGCCAAACAGCAACAGCGGAAACGGAGACTCCTACACCGACTTTCCCGGCGACATTATCCGGTTGCATGAGCGGTGCGGATGGAGAATGGCTTCCCCTCGCATCTCGATTTGGAAGGAGCCGCTTGCCGTCCGCAACAGGACCATGACTAAGGCGTTGGCCCATAAGTCGATTGTGGAAGACTCCTGCAATTGTGCTGTAGCTGGGGCCGACTATCTCCTGATCTTTCGGCGATCAGGAAAGAATAAAATCCCTGTCACTCACCGTCACGGCCTCATCAACTACGCCGGGACACGCAAGGTTCCGAAAGAACTTCTCAAGTACAAGGGGTGGACTGGAAACCAGATTGAGAATCGGTATTCGCAATGGATATGGAGACAGTACGCTTCGAGTGTATGGGACGACATTCGCGGCAACATGGGTGACCGCAAAGAGAAAGGCGTATTGCCCTACCGCGAGGCCCGCGAAGAGGAAGACGAGAAACACTTGCATCCCCTTCAATTGGACGTCATTACGCGCGCCGTGGAGCTTTGGTCGAACCCTAGCGAAACGGTTCTCACGCCGTTCATGGGAGTTGGTAGCGAAGTTTGTGCCTCACTCATGAGTGGTCGCCGGGCGATTGGTTGCGAACTCAAGCCGAGCTACTACCGTCAGGCCGTGCGCAACGTGGATGAGGTAGAAAAGAACGGATGGCACGACGATAGCGGCCAGGAGATGCTTTCTTTTCGTGAAGAGTTCGATGCCCCCGTAGAAGAAGATCAGGACTCGGAAGACTCATCTGAAATGTACCTATAACCCAACACCCCGCAGGACTCAATCGAGTTTCTGCGGGGTGACGTCTTTCTCCCAATCAAACTTCGCTGGCATCAAGATTCCCTGCTCTGTGCCGCCCTCATGCTTTGTGAACGTGATAATTCTTCCCTTGCTGCCCGGCTTCAACTGCCCATAAGCTCCCAGTAGATTGCCGGTGATGACCTTTGCGCGCTGCCGGGTGTCACTCAGATAGTCCTGAAACAGTTCGGCAATATTCGCATTGCGTCCAAGGTTCGAGAGCGTGATTTTCTTGATTTGCGAACCCGGTACGCGCACCTCGCGCAAAGGCCCATTCACTGCGATGTAGAACTTCAGCGAACTGGGAGCATAGGGGTTTCCGCTCACTTTCTTGCGACCGCGAATGTCGTAGATGATGCCGTTGTAGGTATCGCCGTTGATTTCGATTCTGAGTCCTGTTCCCATTCGGAAGTCGTTCAGGATCGTCCGCGACCATTCCCTAATGCGCTCAGTCCGCTCAATGATGTGCGGCGCTTCCATGGATGCGATGTACGGCTTGAACAGGCCCTCAAGGTGTGCGCTCAATGCCCGCGCATGGTACGTGTCCCGCTGCCATGGTTCGTACTTCATGAGATCAGGACCATAAGTCTGCTCGATCAGCGTTTCTACCTCTTCCGGGGTGTACGACTTGCCTTGACGCTTGATTGAGTAGGTCCCAAAGATGGCATCTTCACCGAACGGCGACGAAGGGTCTGAGCCAACGTAAATGACATGCGAGGTCTTCTGCTCTGCATCGAAGTCGTAGGTTTTGGGCTCAAGGTCATTCTGCCCGGTTTCGTCAAGATACGCGATGTAGTCCGTATAGCTCTCGGTGATCGTCTCCATAAACTCGCGCTGCTCTTTGACGGGTAAGAGTGCTGAGCGTCCTGTTGCCGTGCGCGCCAGGTCTTCCTCTGGTGTACCGCCTTCCTCTTCCGACTTGTCCATCGTGAGCCCCATGAGTCGGGCAATCTGCTCGTTTTCGTGCAGCCACTCCGCGACGATCTTGTCGCCGTACTTGTTCATCATGTCTGGTGCCTCAATCGACATTGCGGAGCGAGTGTTGCTTGACGTGTTGGCGTTCAAGCTCTTCAGTTTCTTGGCGAGGCTGATGGCTGGGCGAATTTCGGCGGGGATGGCCAGGGAGAGCATCGTGTACCGTGGCAGGACCATCTGGCCAGTCCTGTTGCTGCGTCCAAGGATCTGCATGAACACGTTGACGTCGCCGGCCGGTTGCGCGACAATCATGTGCCGCTGGTGCTGATCTTTGAATTTCTCTGAGGCGTGGAGGCTGATTCCCGTCGATCCAGCCTGGTTCAAGATGAGGCAGTCAACGCCGCCATTATTAAACAGGCTGCCGGTCTGCACGCGGTCCTTGCGCTCGATGGACGGGACCGAAGACAGGACCGGGACGGGACCCGCATAGTTGATTCGGTAGGAGCGGCCAGTGATCTCTGCCACGGTAAAGCCAGCTTGCGTGATGCGAGTCCTGATCCAGTCGATAGGCGACACTGGCAACGTCACCGCAAGGGCGTCCATCAGCCTCTCAGCCTCCCGGTACTTCGCTTCTGTCTCGACGTACAGCCGATGGCGCGGGAACTCTTGGCGGTCATTGCCCATTGAGGTCTTGATGGTATAGTGGAGGGTCCTGTCGAGCGCGCGCCTGAGTATGGTGGACCATGAGAGTTTATCAAGCACTTCACCCTCGCTCATGTTCTCAGCGCTCACATAGCTGTCGAGGAATGCACCCATCGTGCTCTCAAGGGCGACAATCGGCTTTTCCCCGCGTCCGAGCGCTTCGATGGCGCAATCCGCCGCAGCGTCCGACTTCAAGGCCAGGAGGAACTGCTTCACGATGTTGTGGACGATGGCGCTGAACTTGTGATGGTAAATCTTGATGCGCCGCTTCTTGTATTGGAGTCTCAGCGTCTCGAAGTCGTTCTGATGATAGTCCTGATCTGCTTTGAAGATGGCCCGCAGGGCCTCCGTCACATCGTCGCATACCTGCTCTTGATAAAGCTGATTTCGGTCGTCAATGAAGTTCAGGATGCTGATGCCTTCAAAGGACCGCTCACGGCGCACAAGCTGGCCGGTCTGAGCGAGTTGGTGGCTCACGACGGTCTGTAGTGGTGGACCACCGGCGCGGATGGCGTCAGAGACACGCTGGTTGTCGGGAATGGCAATCGAGATGTCCGTCTTGGTGGCGTAGAGCGTCATGTTGTCCGGCCGCTTCGCCCACGTTGCCGACAGGAACATCACGCCGTGCGCCGCTGGAAGAACCTCTTGGAAGAACGCTCCCGTGTTCGACTCATCGCCGCCGGCATTGTGGGACTCGTCAAGGATGAAGACGGCTTTCGGCGCCAACCGTCTCAGTGCCTCCTGCTGGATGTTGATCGTATTGATCTGCGAATAGGTCAAGTACACGGCATTGCGGCCGCGGGGAAGTTCTCTGGACTCGGATATGCGGGTCAGGACTCCCTTCATACTGCTCTTGTTGGCGAATATTTTGCGTCCTGTTGCCTGTTCGGTTATCGACGCTCCGGCATTGAAGAGCAGCGGCCAGACGCTCGGGCCGAAGCCAATGTCGTCAAGATCGCGCTGGAAGTCGGTGAAAAGGGTATCTGTGTAGGTGACGAAGATCGGCATAAGGTCATGAAGGATCGTCCACCGGCAGACGGCCGCCGCTACTCTGCCCTTTCCAACGCCGGTCTGATCCGCGCACACCAGCGCCTTTTGTTTCCTGATTTGCCAGATAGCCAATGCAATGGCGTCTACCTGGAGGCCCATGAAGTAGCTCTGCATCTCCTTGACAGATGGGTACTCCAGCTCGCGGGCCACAAACTCGTCCAAGTCGCCAACCTCGCCCCGGACACGTTCCATGGCTTCCCGCATCGGCTCTTTCATCGACCGCGGGCACATCACCGCTTCGTCTTGGAGGCTGGAAAGTGAGGTGTAGACCTCTTGATAAGCGTTCAGGTTCTCGACAGGACGCTGAATCCTGGTCCTGCGGTTGAGGAGCAATAGGCGGGTTGATAAGTCGATCATTTCTGCATTATAAATCAGATTTTGCTTCACTTTTGACTATTTATCAAAAAGAAAAGGCCACCCCGAAAGGTGACCTCATCTTTGCTCTGGCTACTACCGCAATCCTCCTGTTGTTAAATTTGACTCCTAAGGGGTGTGCCGCGCGATGGCGGCTCCAATGTCGAAAACGTCTCCAGCGTGCTTGATGGGTTGCTGCCACCACGGAACAGGACGCAAATAGTCGGCCCGCGCCTTGTCTGCTACTTGTTGGAAGTCTATAGCAATGGCGTTGCCGTGCGCAGTGACTCCGGCCAAGTTGTCCAGCATCTCGCCCACCGCTTTGCGCTTCAGCGTGTCGTTCAGCGTGTCCGTGGTGGCCTGTAGGGATGCGCCATTCGCCGTGAGTTGCGCCAGGAGCGGCTGTGCGGCGGCGATGGTACGTTTCCCTTCTCCCAGCGTGTCGGTCGCGGCATTGAGCGTCCCTGTGGCCGCATCCGCTGTTTTATTCAGGTGGCCAGCGGTGCCTTTGACGGATTCTCCCACCGTGCCCATCGTTCTTGCGGTTGCATCAATAAGCTGGCCGGTCTGTTGCACTTGCTTCCCGCTTGCCGTGGTGATCTTGCGGATATCATGAATCGCCTGGTTCAGTTCGCATATTGGCCCGTCAGGAAGAAGGTGCCCGTCCTTGTCTACAGAGGCACATGGCCGGCGAATGAAGTCCAATAGGGCAGTCGTGGATTCCACTGCGGGCTTCGTGGGGCCAGGAGCAGAATCGCCCCATTTCTCAATCGCGGTATAGGCCACTCGCGTCAGGCCAAAGCACCCGTAGACAGAAAGCGCCGCGAGAGTGATGGCCCCCGCGGCGATTGCGACTTTGATGGTAGTGTTCACGCTCATGTGGCTTTGTCGATTCCTGTGATTTTTGCGATGACAGCGCATATCGGTTTCAATATGCGCTGCCACAATGTCAGTTTGGGTTGAGTGTCCATGCTAGGCGGTCGTTGTCGAGGTCGCTGTATCTGCGGTGTACAGACTCTCGATTTTCTTCGCGATCACGTCGAGCTCGGTCAACACCTTGGTCAGAGTTGCAAGAGTATCGGGGTTGCTGATATGGCCAACGGCGGCCAACGCCTTGAGGTTGGCAATGATCGCATCCAGATAGCTCGATATTGTTCCCGACGCGCCGGTATCATACAGCGCTGCCTGGAGAATCTTGATGTCGGATCGAACCTCGGTCAGCACCTTGACGGCTTCTTCCTCTGCGGCCATACCCGCCAACTTCTCCACGATGATCTCGATCAGGAGGCTGGCGTAGCTGAGAACGTCATCGATGACCGAAAGTGCGGTAGGGGCCACTTTCGCAACCTTGGTAAGTTCCTTTTCGATCCAAGCTGCGGTACTCTTGGCCGCGCCTGTAATGCCGCTGAAAATGCTCATGGTGTCTTGCGCCTCCTTGGCGCTACTTGTTTGCGTCACCGGGAAAGGTGGCGCCAGGGTTGTTGATTGTGGCGTTGGGTCCTGTGGAGTTGCTGGTTGCACTTGCGTGACCGGCAAAGGCTCCGAGGGCACCGCTGACGAGATTGGATGCGATTGCGAGGACGGCGGTTCCAACTGCGACCGGGTCCGGGTGAAAAAGGACGGCCAATGCAACGATCACCCCCAGAACTGCGAGTAGAACTGCCCAAAACGGCTCGGGAATCTTCATAGCGTTCCCTTTCCGCTGCAAACGCAGCATTTTATATGCTCCTGAATTTCTTCTCGATGGCCGACTTCAACCCAACCTTTACCGTCGCAAAGAGAACAAAAGCGCTTCCAAAACAGATTCCTGATAAACCAAATCATATTGGAATCAGGATACACCAAACATCTTTAGCCATGCACGAACATTGCAGCATCATCGTGTGCGCGGGACCCTACCTGAGTCGCCCACTTTGATGCGAGCGCTTGTGATGCCACCTCTTCCCAGTCCTGATTCCTAACGGCGATAATCATGTTGTGAAATTTGTTGAAGCTTCCCTCGCCCATGAATGCCATATCTACGAGGGCAGATTGGCGCGGAATCGAATATGAGGTGAAATCTGCAAAAACCTTCGACAGCCACTCGACTGCGGATATGATGCACTGCGAAAGTATCTGGTTGCACTGCTCATCGGTAAGTTCTTGAGTCCCGTTGAGCAATGCCTGATAGTTCGCACCGGCTCTTTCCACTACGGCTTGCGCTCCAGGCTGCTCCAGGTTAAATCCCACGCCGATGGTCCTGATCCCGAGCGTGTCGGCGTAGACCTTCAGCCTCTTCCCTTCATGCTTGATTAGCAATGGGGTTACAGTTTCGATCAAAGTGTCTGGCATATAAACCTTCCTTATGATCCGGTAGTTAGAACGGAAAACCGACGGCGAGCCAAATACAGAACAAAGTGAAGGTGGTCAGCCAGATAGCTGCGAAAGTGTACTTCATAACTTTACTTCCAGCCAACTTGTGATGGAGGTTGAGCCACCGCCGTCAACCTGTGTCGCCGTAACAGAAAAGGTTGCTCCTGGAGGAACCAAGAATGACACTCCCGCTATCCCGCTGCATTGGTTGTACACCCCGTTACCGTAGCCCTGGAATCCATTAACCGTGAAGCTGATCTCTGCATCAGCCCCCGAACATGAGCCAGTCTCAGTCATGCCCACTTCTTCCATCACCGGCCTATCGCTCGAATTGGTATACGTGGACCCAGAGTGATAAGTCGAACCGCCAGCGCACACAGCGCTCAAGCAATTCAGTTGTGCAACTGAACTGCTGCTGCTCACTGAGGTAACTCGCCCTTGTGCGTCCGTTGTAATCGATGAGGGGTTGGCATAAGTTCCAGCCGTACCAGTGTTTGGGAGTCCGACATTAGTCATTCCAGTCCCATTTGAGGCGGAAATAGTACCGTCGAAATTGGTTATAGGCTGTTGAGGGAGCGCTGTCCCGGCCGTCTGCACGGTTTGGTAGTACAGAGTTTCCCCAGCCGGAAGCGCATTACATAGTGCATTGCCGTTGGCCGCGATTCCGTAGGCGAAATAGGATGAAGGATTGCAGGCTGAGGGAGTTGCTGCCAATGCGCTTGCCGTACTCGCGTTGCCTGTCAGTGGGCCAATGAATCCGGCAGCGTCAGTGAGAGCCCCGGTCATTGTTCCACCCTTCGACCAATCGTCTACCAGTTCAATATCGGGAACAAAATACTGGCCATATGACGAGTTAATAAGCAACGCGTAGTCCCCTGCCGCTGCGCAGAAGAAGTAGTTTCCGCCGGCATCGGACGTAAACGGGTTTGTAGGTGTTGCGGTACTGAGCGCCGCTGAGGTGTAGATGCTGACCTTGTTCGCGACGCAATTGGCCGCCGTAGACCCCGACGAGCAGAGCGCAACGGACGCGTAGGGGATAGGAGCAATGACGCCGTTTGAGATGGTCTGCGCGACGTTATTGAGGCAAACACCGGTCTGCGCTTGGGCAAATGCGGCGGCGACGAATAACCAAAGAGAAGTGAGGGAAAGAATGCGCTTCACATGGCCTCCGGAGACTTTACCAACTGTGGGCCAGAAACTACGGCCTCTTGAGGGTTAGAGTCCTGGCTTACTGTCTGTTGTTCAATGCGCCCAACGATCTGCGTTGAGATGATCTTCCGGCACTCAGGATTGCCACAAAAGATGATGGCTCCTATCATGCCGCCAGGGAATATCTGATTCATGATCGAGAGCCTGGCTGGATCATCTGCGCAATACGGGCAGGCTGGCAGCATAACAGGACTCACAATAGCGGTTTCGTTCGGTTCGTAAGGCGTTTCCATGGTTATATCCTCCAAGGCGATTGTAACGCACCATCAATAGCGGTAAAAGGCCAGATGCGTTGCTGTGGGCGGCGGCGCAATGGTATATGTGATCGTTGCCCCGCTTAATGTAAAGTCGGTTCCATACTTCAGGAGTTGCCGTCCTCGGTAGAGGCGCAAACTTGCTGCCGGGTTCGGTGCTTGCGGAAGCGTAAAGACCTTGTTGGTCCCGTTCAGCGTTCCTGTCGGCGTGATCCAATCCGCGAAGTTTGGCGCCGTCCCGCTCCCAGCGTAGGTGCCCCAAGCGAGGAATGATGCACTGCCAATCGGCACAGACGGGACGATAATGTTCCCGTCAATGATGTAGTAGTCCTCTCCAGACTCAGAAATCACGGAGTCAAGTAGACAGCGCGCAGGCTTGAAAAAGTTGATTATTGAGGCCATATAACCGAGTTGATCTAGAGATGGGCCAAAGCTCTGAAACAGACCATTGCGGTAGAGTTCAATGGAAATCGGCGCTTCTGGAAGTACCAGATTCGACCCTGAGACGGTTGGCACCACAGCATCAAAGTATATAGGGGTTCCGTCTGTATCCTTCCGCATCAGGACACAAAGAGCAGAATGCAACGCGGGAGCAAAGGACATTGTGAGTCCTGTGCCAGATGACGTGTAATCAATGCCTGGGTCCTGCAAGAGTCCATTGTAAAAGACGCGCAGAGAACTTCCAACCGGGATAGATGGGAGATTGAATGACCGATTGTAGCCGTCGATGGCTCCGATTGGTGCTGTACCCGAGCCGCTCACTCCCACGCGGAATACGGCCCATCCCTGGTTGGAGGGATAAGAAGAGCCGCCCCATGATGCCTGCCCCTCGTATATTGTTGCGGTGAATCCGCACAAGCCAAGAGCTTGGACGATTGCGCCCGGTGTTCCCATGATTTTATGCAACGGAAGAGCATTTTGGGTAATGGTTTGGGGTGTGACGCCCAACGACTGCATCGGGACGCTGGGAATCATCATGTCGAGTTCCCATATGAGGTAGGGCAAGATGGATACCGGGAGGTTGTTTCCGAGCGTCCTGATAAGCAATGGTGTCAAGTCTAGCGACTCAAGGCGCGCTGATAGCAGCATATGAGCCTGGGTCCGAAGGTCATTGATCGATGAAGCGGGCCTGAGATTGTTTGGCATGTTGATCTGGCCCTCTTTTGGCCTATCCCTCTATCGTAGTTTCCCGTTTCCTGGTCTGGCACCTGATGGTGAGATGCGATGGTCTATTACGCCTAGATCAGGTCATCCGGTCGAGGACGGTTGGTGTTGTCAATGATGGCCGGAGTTACATCCCCGGCATCTTCCGCTTTCTTTTCGATGCATGGCTGCGGTCTTTCCGGTTTTTTGTGGCCTGGGTCTGTTGGGTCGTCGGGCTGTGTTGGTTCGTTGGGCATCAAAATCTCCTTTCAGTTGCGGGGTTGATTCCCGCGTCCTGCGTCTGGTTACGCATGGCGTAAGCTGGGTTTTTTGTGGTTTGTCCAATGGGCGGAGGGACGATACTTTTTGCCTTTCCTCGTATTTCCAGAGACGTGAAGTACGCCACCGCTCCGGCGAAGAAAAGCGTAAGAATTCCAGCCACTACCTTGCCCCAAAAGATTGAGGTATCGAAGGCGGTGTCGATCCTGTCGAGCCTTCGACTTAGGTTGGTGTCGATCCTGTCGAGCCTTCGACTCGCCGTGACAACATCAGCCTCCAGACCCTGCTTACCGTTCCCTTTGACGCTTCCCCAGAGGTCGATTATTGCTTGCTTCATCACGGCTGCCTGCTCCTGGTGCGTACCTTCGATTCTCAACTCCATCTTTTCCCCTTGTGATCGTATTTTACTTCTGCGCCGTGCGATTCGTTGAGTTATGCAATCGGAACTGTGACTCCGGCGAGTACGCCACTTCCGGCATCAATAGTCAAAGAGCGCGGTGATGGCGCAGATGCTACCGAAAGAAAGTTTGTAAGCACAACGGAATTGTCTGTTGGTATTCCTCCGCCAATTTTGGAGCCAGCCGTGAGGTTGCAATCCATGACCGCCCCCAGCGCTGTCGCTGTAATCACGTTGTAATTCTTGGACATTTTTGAACCTCCTCAGTTCAAGGTTATTTCGTACCAGAATTCGAGAGTGCCTGAGCTTGAATCACGAGTCATCTTATAATACTGTCCAGGATGAATCACTCCCATCATGGTGGCTGTATGACCTGATCCCGAAGAACTGGTAGAGAGAGTGTCAAGTCCGTTTGATACTGAAGAAGTCGATCCGACATTCAGCGAATATGCACCATCCGAAGATGACGGCCAGCCTGCAATAACTAGAATGTCTTTCGCACTCGTGTTCTGATAAACTGTTTCCAAAATACGGGTAGATGACAGGTTACCTAGGCTCGACGATGCTAGATTGATTGAATACTCAAACCAGTGGCTAAGGGTTCCCGATCCGCTCACGGCTTCGTAATACATGTTTGGCAACACAACGCCCAACATCGCCGCGTTTCCCCCGCCATCAGAAGACTGGTCCCACACCGGAGTAGTTAGGGAGGGAGAGGTATCGCTGAGTATCTTATTGGCGCTGCCGTTCGATTCACCGGTCAGATCAACCATTACAAAAAGCAGATCAGAGGTTGTATTCTGGTATGCCGTAGAAAGAGATTTTGAGCCGACAATATCTCCTGAGAAACTTCCTCCAGTGGGAAGTTGATATATCTGTCCCGGCGTTTGGGGGGTTGCTGAATTGGGATATTGAAAATATTCTCCCGGCATTACAATGACGTGGCTATGGACAGAACCTGTTGTCGCGAGACCTTCGTAAGACGCCCAGCGAGTTGTGATTGTGGATGGGGAGCTTCCGGCAAGCCACAAAGTGTTTGGATTAACGGAATTTGACCCTACCAGCCAAAGTGGGTACGCCGATACATTTTGATATATCAAGTTCGACATATAAGCAGAAGTGCTTCCCTGGGAAAAGACGGACACTCCGGAGGGAGCCAAAGCAATGAGCGCTCCCCCGCCGCCCCCGCAGGCCGCACCAGTATTTGTGATGTGGCCGGTCGAGTCCTGCTGCAAGCAGTAAGGACCGCCGCTTGCCGGATGTGACCCGAACAGGTAAAGGCTCGTAATTGTAGGGTCTCCGATAACTGCCTGATACGACGCTGAATTGTTCTGCATCCCTACGGCGATGGCATTTGTCAGAACCGCGCCCACGTTGTCGGCAGACCGGTGACCAATCTGAATCACATCTGAGGATGCTGCACCCAGGTTGTTTCCAACGTTTCGACCAATCCCGATAATATTATCCGAACCCGCACCAATTGTCGCAGCTACATGAGTGCCCACGCCGATAATCTCTGAACTTCCCGCGCCGATACCTTCCACCGAATTATAGCCATACCCGAACACGTCATCACTCCCGCTGCTTACGGCGTCTGTAACATACGCACCAATCCCGATAACATTGGCGCTGTTAGATACACCACCCCCGGCATTGGTCCCGATTGCGATGATTTCTCTATTACTGCCCGATGTTGATCCAGTCCAACCCTCTCCAGAGTTGTTACCGATGGCAATTCCGTTAGTGGTGTTGGTAGAAGTTGCTGCTGAATTAATCCCGATTGATACGAGATTTATGGAATTAGTGCAACCCGATGCTGAGTTATCTCCTATAGATGTAACCTCCTGGCAGCCATTCAGTCCTTCTGCCGAGTTACTGCCAATAGCTATTAAATCATTTACGTTGCTGCCTTGTACGTTAGGACAGGAATTACTGCCTATACATATCGGATTATCCACGCCGCCGGACGTTGCGTTGTGCAGCATGGAGCTTCCCGAATTATTGCCGATAAAAATAGGCTCGGCCACAGATCCACTTGTTGCGCCCCCCAACAAACCCCAACCAGCATAATTTCCAAGAACGATTGGAGCGTCAACAGCATGTGTTGTTGCGGTCAACGCACCCCAACTCTGCGCAGAGGCGTTGCCGATGATTACCGCGTGTTGGCCATAACCAAGAGAGCCGGATGTTGCATTTTTCCCGAGAATTACATCGTCACTTCCCAGCGGCATGAGCATCTGGCTTTCGGTTGCACCGGATGAATCAAGGAAGTTGAGCGTGTTTAGTGGCGTGGTTGATGTTTGCTTGACAACAGAGTTCCCCAGCGATGTGTCCCCAGTCCACACGGGCAAGTACCCCGCCGTGCCGCTACCAGAGATATTCTTCACCCACCCAGAGGATGAGCATTTGTACTCGACATCGTTCGTCGTGTCCTGATAAGGCTGACCCCACTCTGCGCCGTAGGGGTAGACGGTATAGTTTCCATTCTGAGTGCAAGTGATCGAAGGCGCGCCAGGACCGGAAAGTTTATTCCATTGAATCTGGTAAGTCGGGTCAACCTGCGTCTGCGCAAAGCAGGTGATAACTGACAAGATCAAGAAAAGAAAGATCGCGATTCGTTTCATGCTTAAATCTCCTAGCTAACTGGTTGATTTTTTGTTCCCATTACAACCGCAAGATTTATATTTTCGCAGTTTGCCCATTGCCCTGATGTGAGCAAGAAACTGCCGTCTGAAGTTGGCGTAAGTGGAGTCCCTCCGATGTTTGCTGCGAGTGTCAGTTGCATATCGTATACCCCGGATACGCTGAGAGCTGATTGCCACTGACTCAGGACTATGTCCTGCTCAATATTTGCAGCGAGCGTTAAGGCAAGATTCTGCGCCGCTGCGGTGATTCCAGCGGCAATCGTCGCATAGTTCGCGTTTGCATAGAGAGTGATCGCCCCGGTCACTGTGTAGTCAACTTCCGTCACAGCGGAGACAATCACGCTATCGCAAAGAGGACGGACATTTTGAGCACTCAAAGCCGATTGGACAGCAGAAAGCAGAGTGCCAGAGGCGATACCCGAGCTGTTAGGGGATGCGGAAGGCTGCGTTACGGGTCCTGTCAGGACATACACCTGCACCGTGCCCGGCGTGGTTGGTTGCGTCGGGACTTGCACATCAACGATCGTTGAACTCACGTCAAGCGCCAGTGATCGGTACTGTCCCGACGGCCCCGCTGTAGTGAGATTGTTCGGTGCCGCCTGAATGCGCGCACGGTAGTGGTTGTCTCCAGCGGTCGTTCCGGCTGGCTCGCCGTTGCTCCCATTGGCCGTCGTGGCAATGTTCGTGACGATGGCCACGAGCGGGAATGAGCCCAACAGGACGCTCACCTGCCCTGCAATGTAGCCGTTACCACTGAGGCCCGCCGTGGTGCATTGGACTCCCACCGTGCCCACCGTCTGTCCGACTGCAATCACGAGCGCCGCAGTGGTAGCGAAGATGTTGAGACCGTCTTGAGTCCCGATCTGCGTACCAGCGGGGATCGTCGTTGGCGTGAGTTGCGCCGCGGTGAGCGTGAATTGTTCAGTCGTCGTAGCGGGCTGCGCGGGGAGCCTGGTGCAGCCCAAATACTCGCCGATGTAGTCCAGCATCGGGTAAACAGCGAAGGCGAGCAAGTTCTGAATACCGCAATACTGGATAGCGTTGCGCAGCAGGATTTCTCGGTAGGCATAGAGGTTGATAAGCAACTGCTCAACCTGGGCGGGGTAGAGAGTCCGGCTGGTGTAGCTCTCAAACAGCGTCACCATGTCGTTCAGGACACTCGTCGGGTCGAGGCCATCTGAATCATTGACGAATGATGGCGTAGGCAGGTCAACAGGGACCGTCTGAGGGGTGCCGGTTGCGGATGGAAAAGAAGAATTTGGGACGATCACCGGCATATCAGGACACTCCTCCGACTTTAATAACCGTCATCTGCGTCAAGTTTCCAAGAACGCTGTTCGCTTGGTTTATCAACCCAAGATTGGGCTGCCAAGTGATCGCTACGTTCAACTCTCCGATGATCTCAAGGCTGGCCGTCACGTCGATATTCGTGACCAATATGCGCGGCTCCCATGTGGCAATTGCTGCGGAGACGGCACCGACTATGGCCGGGATTGCCGCAGTCAGAGGGCGGTCAAGGAATTGAGTGAGGTTGCATCCGAAAGTGGGGCGCCATGGGTCTTCTCCGGGGATGGTGCTGAAGATGATCTGCAAGGTCTGGTGTACGTCGCCGAGGGCTTGACAAACTTTTCCGAGTCCTGATCCCGCCACCCCTCCCGCCGTCGAGTCAAGCATCAGCTCCCAGCTCGACGACTGGATGTTGGTGAGGGTCGCGTATGGGAAAGTCGTTGCCATCAGTTGCTCACCTTTATGATGCTGCTCTCAATCGTTCCTACAGTCCATGGGGCATCAGGGCCTGGACCACCACCATGTGTGTGCGCATTGAACGCTGTCACCAGTTTACTCACAAGTGCCAGCGCATCCGTCGCCGCGCCGCCGTTCGTAAGCGAGATACTGTTCGCGGCCTGAATCTCTACGTTGCCGCTCGAATCCAGCTCAATGCTGCCTCCTGATGGTTGGCTCAGCGTCATCTGTCCACCAGCCCCGAGTGACACCTGAAGCTGGTGCGATGACGTGTTGTAGTGAATGATCGTCCCGTCTGCAAACTGGATGTAGAAGTCTGAAGGCGTGAGTCCTGATGGCGCCGAGTCCACCTGTGACGGGACACTGCCAGTCACGATGCCGTTTTCGTCCCATTCATCCATGACTACCGAAACTTGCTCGCCTATGTCCGGTTGCCAAAAGAACTTGTCATTCTGCGTCTTCGGGACCTGAACCGGCAGCCACCACGACAGGACATTCGCCTGGTCCGGGAACTGCACGCGCACCCGGTAGGGCGGCACAGACTCAATCTGCGCGACGATACCCGTCCTGTAAGGCGGGTGGAACTGCTCGGTGTATGGTCCGCGTACTGAGTCTGGCATCTACTCTCCGTAGTCATCCGAAACCGTCTGTGTACCCGTTCCGGCTCCGCTTGTTGCGATTGTGGTCCTGAGTTCCAATGATGTTTTGTACCCGTTCCGGTCCAATCGATGCTTGCCCTCATTGATAATCCATTTTACCGAATCAAGCGCTGTGCCGAATCCCGAGAGCATGACTGGATTGCCAGCCCGGTAGACCATCGAGCCTGGAATGATGACCTCAGCCTTCAGGACGTGCATGTTGGCTGCGTGGAGATGTGCTTGCGCGCGCAGAGTGGCTTGCTGTGCGTTCTCTATCCGTTCCCGGACTAGTAGAGTGTCCTGAAGCCCTAAATCAACGCCTTGGGTAGCCGTGGCCGCCGCATTGGCCGTTGCCTGAAGCAGTTTCTTCGAGTGCGGGTCGAAATACATCACCACGGCCTTCTTGTAGGTCTTGTCACCGTGGTGCTGTTGGTGAATCCTGAATCGCGTACTGTCGGTCTTGTAGATGTACTGCGCATTCTTGTCTTTCAGGCCCGTGATTTTCTTCGCGTCTAGTCCTGGCCGGCTGTAGAAGACGAGTTGATTCCCGCGGATCGTGAATTCGTAGTTGTGAGCGTTGGCGATGCGGTGCAGGAAGCCGAGGTCTGTCTCAAGCCGTTGCGTAAGTCGTTGATAAGGAACATCGGGACTCACCTCTGTCGAGTCCACGCTCATGCCGTACTGGTTGGCGATAGTGTTCGCTATCGAGATGAGGGACTGGCCCTCATAGGCGACTGATTTCGGAGTCCTGATGGCGTGAGTAACCCCGGCTTGAATGGCTCGAATCAGGAATGTGTCTGGCGGTCCCTCTGCTTCCCACTCGTCCACTTCAAAGTTCCCGCAGGACACGAGAGACTGGCCTTGATAACCGATAGAAAGGCTGAGCGCTGTGCCGATGACCGGGGGGCTGTTCGCCCACGCGCGCGCCGAGTCTTCCACTTGAATTTCCAGCACGTTGGCCTTGCCACCCAAAGCTTCGTCGTAGTGGATGTGCTGGGAATGGGTCAGCAAGTTGCCGGCAACCTGAGTACCGCCGATCTTGATTTGCCACGCCGGAATTTGTACGGATGCGCTCAATCTTCCTGCTCCGGTAATTCAACTGTCTGCCCTGCGAGAGCGTGCGTGCAGTCGCCGAGAAACTGAATGCGCCCATCAGTCACAAAGGAATGACACACCATCGGATTGTCGCCGCCTTGATAGTGGATCAAGATTGACGGCGTGAAGGTGGGAGCATCGACGCTCCCATTCCATCCCCAGACTGGATGAGTATTGCCGCGAACTGGAATCCCGTGCATACAGTCGCAGCCTGGACATTCAAATATCGCGAAATTGTCACTAGCTATGCTTACCTTTGCCATTTATCAACCCCACGGTGTGCTGCTGGTTGTGCTGGTCGACGGTGTGATCAGCGGGACAAATACCTGAACGCCTTGCGCCACATAGTCGCCAATCGGAATGCCAGGGTTGTTCTGAATCAGCGGCTCAATCTGCGTCGAGTCTCCGTACATTTTGTATGAAATCGCATCCCAGCGTTCCCCTTTGGACACGTAGATGATGCCCGATGAGGGCGGCGCCGGGTTCACGTACTTGCTGATGAGTCCCGGCGTCAGGACCCCAAGACCACCTGAAGGTATCACGACATTCGGCATCTAGGCAGCCCTCGCAATCGTGTTCAGCGGGACATTCGTATACGGCGTCTGTGCCGGTATGCCAGAAGGGGAAGCCGTGGCAGGACTCACGACAAGCGTCGAACCGGCCGCCGCGCTCTGTGATGTAGTGAGCCCTGGTGGATTGGTGTTGATTGTTGAGTTGCCGATGGTCCCGACCGTCATGGTGTTGCTTTGGAGCGTGGACGGTGCGACATACTCGGTTAGCTCAAGATCCATCTCCGCGGCGATTACAGAGCCGTCATCGGCCATCCACCGCTGCTTTAGCCGGTAGTTCGAGATGACGAAGGTCCCGAGGATGTTCTTGTTCCCAAAGACGAACTGCTGCGGAACGTGGAAGTCGGCAAGCTGTGTCAGTGCGTTGATGGCCGTCTGGGGTTTGCACCAAAAGTTATGAAGGTAGATCGACAGTTCAACGTGGCGCAGATCGTCATAAGTCCACTGCAACACAGGAGGCGCACCGATCACGGTGATGGCTTCGTAGTGGTACTTCTTATCGATCTCCAGCTTTGTCGGACTGGCGAGAGGCTGAAACGAGATGGGACCGAAAGAGGCGAACATTAGCGTGCCCCCTCAAGTGCTGGACTACCAAAACTACGTCGAGCATCCTGATGCATCGCGTCACGTTGGAAGTTCATCCAATCATCCAAACTGTTTCTCAGGGCGCCATGAACCGCTCCCCCGATAGCTTGCGGGTCCGCATCCCCGCTTACGTGAACATGGACAGTGGGAGAATAACTTGAGCTTCCTGCTCCGGCCATGCCAACATCCACACCTGCTGCGCCGAAGTTTCCTGCGGCTACGTCACTGATGACATTTCCCCAGTCCTTCATCGTCCCAACGTGGAGGAAGTTTTCAACGGCCTCAGATGCTCCCTGGATTGCCTCTGTAATGTCCTGCCAGTGCTTGTAAATCTCATAGCTTCCAATCGCAATGGCTGCAACTCCTGTGATGATCCATCCAAGTGGATTCGACTCGAATACAAGTCCAAACGCAAGTCCAATATCTTCCAGCCCCCCAGTGAAAAGTGCGACAGTCAAAGCCCATGCCCCTTGCATGGTTTTCAATAGAAGCATAAACCCGGAAACATGAGCCGCAAGTTCAATAAACGGCAACACCAGCTTCCCAACTCCTACTACTCCGGTGAGCGTAACAATTCCGGCTGCCATCAGCCCAAAGTCTGTTCCAATTTTGACAAGTTCCGGATGAGCTTTGGAGAATTCGGTAACGGCCACCGTGAATCCTTTCAGCGAATCGGTGATTCCGTCCATCTGAGGTTTGAGTCCTGATCCCAACGCAACGCCTAGATTTTGCGCTGCATTGGTCATCTCTTTGAAATGCGAAGACATAGTGTCACCCGCATCTTTTGCGCGCTTGGCCGCCTCCCCCTCATCGTCGTTGAACTGCGCCAGAATCTTATCCATGTCGCCGGTGTTCTGAATCAGTAGACCGAGGGCATCATTCTGCCCTTTCATTTGGTTTACGAGACTGGACCGGACAGATGGAGTAAGACCGGCGATCTGCTTCAGGGTTGCAATCAGGTCGAGATGCTTTTCTTTCGTGCGCTGGATGTGCAGACCGTACCGAGCTAGTTCGTTTGTCCCGTTCTTGTCCGATTCAGTGAGTTTGTCGATGATGCCTTTGACCACGATCGCGGCGCCAGCCCGGCCGCCCTGCCCTAGCTTGCTCAGTTCCGCCCACACCGTGAAGAGTTGGTCCACATCCACGTGAGTCTTGCCGGCAACCTGCCCCAACTGCCGCAAGTCCCGCTCCATGTTGCCGACAGGAGCGTCAGACTTCAGGAACCCCGCGCGCAACAGCGCCAGGTTGTCGGAAAGCTTCTCAAGGGACTCGTTTGTGTCCTTGCCTTTCATCTTCAGGTTCTCGAATGCTGAGCCGAGGATGTTTGATCCTGTCGTCGCATCCACCCGCAAGGCTGTTGCGAGCTGCGTGGCGATCTCCGTAGCCTTCAGGGTGGCGCCTACGTCCCCAAGCTTCTTGTACATGTTCTCTTGGGCTGTGGTGATGTCCTCCGCGGACTTCGGGAACTTGATGGAAAGCTCTTCGGCTTGCTCCTGAAACTGCTTCAGAGCCTCTGCGCTGTCGTTCGTGACCATCCGCAGACCAACCTGGGCATCTTCAAAGGCAGAGGCGGGCTCGATAATGCCCTTCAGCATCTCGTAGCCCGCTCCAATCTCCAACGCTGAATACCAGATGCCGTGAAGGCTGTCCGAGAACGCTTCGAAGCTCTCGCTCACCTTCTTCAGCGGCTCTGTGGCCTCGTCGCGGAGTTGGACGAGAACCTTCAGTATGGATGTTTGATCGTCTTCGCTCAAGGTTTCCTCCGCTTCGGAATGCGCTTTTCAACGGCTCGGCTGTACTGTTGTAGAACTTGGTACCACCCTACTAAATCGCCTATTGACATGGAATCGATGGATTCAGGACTCACCCCCTCATGCACCATCGCGCCCAGTGCTTCCATGGTTAGGACGACTGGTCGGTTGCCGCGTCCTGTGCGGGTTTCGGCGCGTCCTGATCCGGTTTCAGGACACTCGAAATCCTCTGGAGCAAAGGGCGCAATACCTGAGAGACCTCGGCGCGAAACACCATCGCATCGTCGAAGTCCATCTCGTCAACGTCTTCCATGCGGATGCGTTTGCCATCCACAAGGGACAGCCGGGAAGCCAAGGCGTCCTGAATCTTGATGCTGTCGGCATTCTCGCCAGCCACCGTAGCGGCCAGGCGCTGGTCACGGCCAGTGCCCTTCAGCAAGATCACGTGCTTGCCAGAGGGAAGGTCGAACTCGCGGCGAATCTGTTCGGGGGAGGGGGTTGTATCGGAAGTCAGTACGATGGGTCCTGTTGCCATTTGAATCACCTCACGCCAGTGCTTGGCTATGGTTGTGGCCGCTTAAGCGGCAGTTAGTTGCCCGTCCAACCCGCTCCGTAATAGCTTTCGACAGTCCACACTCCGGCAGTAGCCACCCTCAAGTTGACCCAATCTCCGATGGTCGTATCTTGGATGTGGCCTCCCGCTCCCCCCATAGTTCCGCCAGGGGTCTGTATTTTGTCAGTTCCTGCGGTTTGGATGTACATCACATTGGCCGCGCCTACCGCAAATTCCATCTGGAGACCAATCTTTGCGGCGGGCAAAATCAAAGGAGTAGCGCTGGGCCAGTTAGTCGCGTTGCTGTTCGTGTAAGCCGCCCACAACGGCGTAGCTCCCTTTGCTGACAGATCGCCATATCCGCCCGATGCCGTGGGCGTAGCGGCCCAGTAGTAGTAATTCCCGGAGATGTCTCTCTGTGTGCTGCTTGTCGAGTTAGTGACTCTATTGCCATCTCTTCCCGGATTGCAAATATTCCGGTTCACGCCTCCGAGAAAATTTATCGGGACGAGCGTTGGACTTGTATACGCTTGGTTTACATTCACATTCGTACATGTGTTTCCCTCGGAAATGTTCCCGAATATCAACCCGTAAGATGAGTTGGAACCTGTAGTGCATTGGATATTGTTGAAGCTATTATCCGTGGTAGCCCCTTGCGAACCTATATCGATACATCCAGAAGCGTTTGAGGCCATCCCAGTAAAGAAGATGTTATTGAATTGATTGTGATCTCCGTTGACGATGCGAACTCCGTACTTACTTGCCGCCGCAAATCCAAATTCGCTGTTAGTAAACTCTCCATACGCGATATTGTAGAGCAGCACTTGCTGGCCCAGATTCTGCTGGATTTTGGAATTCGTCAACTTAAAACCGTGATCTACTTGTGCCACCGAAGCGGTAGGCGTAAATGTTTGCCCTCCACCAGAGACAACATGGGTTGCATCAAATGCTGTGGCATTATTGGACACCACCAACATCGCAGTAGAAGCACTAGTCAGCGCGTTAGTGGTCACCACGCCCGCCGCACCGCTCGTGGCCTGGGTGACTGCCTGCCCGATGGAGAATGCACCGCTCGAAGTGCCCGTCAACTGGAACACATACTGGTCACTTTGTTGCAGCCCTTGACCGCCGCAAAACTCAGAAATCACATCGTCAGCAACGTATCCCCATCCGCCTACCACGTCAATGCA